TATAGGTATTATTTTCATAAAATCACTCCTGACTTAAATCTTCTACCACTTCATAGCAACATACTAAATAACCATCTACTTGTAATTTTCCGCCTAAATTAGTGTCATATTTACTTCCTATAGATACTTTATTTTTATATACTGCTATTGCTGGTTTTCCTGATATTAATGTTGCAGTAAATGTTGTTTGTGATAATCTATCACTTACTGTTATTTCAATGTTATAAGCTTCATTTATATCAAATCCATTATCTGATTGGTCGCCTTTTAATGTACCTTCAAAACTAAATGTATTTCCACTTATTGTTAATACTGGTGCAGTTCCTGTAGTCCATGTTGTACTATCTGTTGTTTTGTATCTATAACTTATTGATAACGAGTTTGCACTATTACCAAAGTTATCATTCCACCAAGTACCACTAAATGAAGCATTTGTTATACTCCCAACACTATTTTGTCTTGTTACAATTAAATTGTTATTGTTATTATTTGGTGCTTCATAATTTATTAAATCTATTGCTTTTGTTACTGGTGTAGAATTACCTCTACTATCACTTGCATAGATTGTTATTGAATCAGTTGATACATTATTCAATGTATATGTAAAATCATCTGCATAAGTTTGAGATGAACCATTAATAACATAGCTAGACATTGTTGCTTGTTTATTAGCAATAGCTTTATCATTACTATCTATTGTTATTAAAGCATTACTAACACCTTTTATAAATTTTGTATTATCTTCCGTTAATGTAGTAGTTATAGAATTGCTATCTACTATTGATGTGACATCAGTAAATGTAGGATTTCCATTTACAATTGTCATTGTCTTCTGTATATAAGAATAATAATAAGTTCCACCTATATATGTTCTTAAATAAAATCGAAGTGGTAATGAATTAGTAGTGCATGCTCGCCTTAATGAAGCTCTCTCTGATTCTGTTAAATTAAATGTATAGCTTAATGTGCCTGTTTTATTAACATCTCTATAATCTACTCCTAATGAGCCTCCACTTGTTGTTGCTATACATGCTTGTAAACTACTAACACTATTTCCTGCTGAATTTGTATAAGTTATTGTTGGATTGCCTTCATCTGTAAAGTCTTGTGCAGATGATAGATTTGCCTGTCTTGGTATTCTTGGTAAATCTACATTTGCTCCGAAAGAACCATTAAAACCCCAATAATTATTTTTTGCAGTTGCTCCTAACCACAAAGTTTTTGTACCATCTGCATTATGTGTTATTGTTCCTCCACCACTTGTTATAGTTTCATTTTCAAAATTCCAAGTACCACTACCACTAACGGTAGGTGCATATGAACATGTATAGTTATAACCTGCTCCTGATGCACTACCTCCACTCATACCTGATGTTAATCTTGTTTGTATATCTGTAGTATTATTAGCAATACTTTGTGTTGAATATTTTGCATCTAAATAGAAATAAACTGTATTCCCTGGAGGAAATGTATAACTCCAACTTGCTATATTTTGCCATGAAGTTGTTAAAGTAGCCATACTATCACTCTCCTAATCCTGTTATCCAAGTTTGGTCGCCAACTTGTTGAAAATATAAATTTGCTATTGTTCCTGAATTTGCTTTTACATCTGGAGTTTCTATTCCTGTAGATGTAGCTTTCAATACATTATTACCACTATTGTTATTAATAACTCTAAATCCATCTGCATCTATTTTGGCAGTAGTACTCGTTGAATTAGAACTTACTGATATACCTTTTCCTATTTGAACTGTATCAGTTCTTAATTCATTCATATTTTGAGAATATATAGCAGGTGTAGAACCATGATTTAGCATCAATTCATATATCTCATATCCATCAAGTACATCACAATTAAATTCAATTTTAAATGTTCCTGTTGTTATTTCTCCTGAAGTTTGAATAATACCTTCTGCACCTAGATTTATTGGTTCTCTACCATTGTAATTAACCTGGCATATAGCAGTAGGATTTATTCTTTTGTATTTAAACCTTATTGTATATGTTCCGTTTGGTATATCTGTTTCTTGATAAACAATTCCATTTTGTAATAACATTGCAGTTTTAGTAGCACTATTTTCCTCTGCAGTTCTTTTTAAGTTACCTATCCAATAATCAAAATTGTTTTCTACACCAAAAAACAACCCTGTATTTTTTAAAAGGTTGTTTCCACCAGTAGAAGTTATTGTTTGATTAATTCCACTCACTGCTATTTCCAAATTATTTATTTCATCTCTTAATAAAACTTTATTTCCAGAAGAATCAATATAATATTTATTTTCTTCCATCTCTACATTTATTGATGATACATTTTCTTTTATTGTTGTCACTTCTCCTGACAATACTGTTATAGAATCGTTTAATCCTTCTGCATATGTATCATCTGTATATTTAGTTGCTATTATAAAATCGTTTTCTATATAGCTACCTGTTTGTCTTGCTACTTGACATATATATATTTCTTCATTATTAAACCATAAATCCCCATTATCATATGGTGGAATAGGTTGAGAAGTAAATACCCTTCTTTTTCCATCTGCAGTGTCTTTAGCTGCATTTGCTAGAGATAATGCTTCTGTAACATCACTATCTGTTAATTTAGTCCATCCATATATTAAGTTTTCACTATCATAATAAAAACGATAAGCATAACCTGTATTCTTATCATAATATAAATCCCCTAAATGTCTATTTTTTTCTTCATTTGTAGTCCATTCACTTGCAGGAAGATTAGATAGTGTAGGAACACCACTATAATAATATGTTGTGATGTTCCCATCTATCTGACTTTGCATATTATCTATTGTATCTACTGTAGAAATTATAAAGTTGTCTAATTCAGAATTAATTTTTGTTAGTCCTAGTTCTGTCTGCTCTATTGATTTTTTTATAGAAGAAAAATTATATTTTCTTTCTAAATCTTGTGCAGTTCTTACTCCATTTCTATCTTGCTTCAATATATCAACTCCTTACTAATCATCTAAACCCATCTTTTTCAACAAATCCTTTTTTGTTGTCTTTTTGGCTTTTATTGATGATATATAGTCTTTTATATCTTCATCTGATTCTGTATATGATTTATATTGTAATTTCTTTAAAAGATTTTTCTTATCTTTATTTATTTTTAAAGAATCAATATATTTGTAATAAATTTCTTTTCTTTCATCTGTTGTTTTGTTAGAACCTTTTAATTTGTTACTTATATCACTTAATCCTGACTTTATTTCCCAATAATCACTTATTGGTATATCTAATACTTTTAGTTCTTTCTGTTGATTTTCAGTTAAAGCAGAACGATTTTGGTCAAAGTATTCTCTTGCTTCTTCACTTGCATATTGCCCAAATAAAGCTGCTTGTATTCTTTTTGGTACAGTATCTTTGATTGGGAATCTTAATTTCCCTGTAGGTGTATAATTCCCTTTTATTTCTTTATTGTCACTAAACATTGATAAACCTTCATAAGTTTTCTTTGCTTGCCCACCACCAAACGGTAAAGCAATATATAATAAAGGTTTAGATAATTCTTTAGTTAAATCTTTTATTGCTTTTTCTCTTTTATTTTCTTTAAATAAATTTGTTGTGCTTCTAAAAGTAGTTTCTGTGTCTGGTAATGCTGATGATATAGGAATACGACCACCACCAAGTAAACTTCCAACAAAAGGAATTTCTTGTGATATATTTTTTGTAATTTTTGTTCCTTTTGTAAATGCATCTAAATTATCATTTGTTGTTATATCAACAGCTTCTCCAACTATATCTATTGGACTAAATGCACTCTTTCTTCCAGTTAATTTTTCTGCAGCTTCATTGTATAACCATGCTCCCAAGAACATTTTTAAAAATGCAAATATTAATTTACCCATTCCTTCATTTCTCATTGCTATAGGCAAATCTTTAAACATATAACCATATTGATTATTTACTTCTAACTGGAATGCTGAAAATAATTTTACAAAAGGATTTTTTGAATTAAATATAGTAGGCATGTCACCTTGACTTCTTCCTGCCATTACATCTTTTGCAAATTCATCAGCATTTCTTAAAGCTTCAGTTTCACTCATTCCTTTTTCTAAATTTTCATAGTATTTTCCTCTTACTATTGTTTCAGAAGTAAAATGGTCTATTGCTTCAAAAATTATTCCTGCTTTGTCTGTTGCCTTATCTAATCCAGTTTTAAATAATCTATCAGCTTGTTTTGTTCTAGTTGTTAAATAATTAGACCTATCTTGTAAGTTGTCTGTTTTTGTTATTGAATTTGTTATAGTATTGCTCATACTTTTAATCATATTCTTTGTAGATATTTGACTCCAAGCTTGTGTTATTGGTATGAAGTTTGTAAATGCACTTGCTATATTCCCCCCTACCATATTTCCACTTACTCTTCTTGTGATATTATCCATTGTATTATATATTTTTCTGCCTGCAAATTGTTCTGTTGACCTATCTAATGCTGATTTTTTACCAGCCAAGTTGTTTGTATAATCTCTTAAATTTGTAACGAAGTTTCCTAAATTGTTGTTGTAATCTTTTAAAGCATATTCAATTCTATCTTCTCTTTCATCTTCAAATAAAGAATCATCCTCAAATATTTTGTCAAGTTTTTCTTGTAATCCTTTGTCACTGTGTTGGTATCTTATTTCTGCTTCTAACGCCCTTAATTTTTGTATATCTTCTGTATGATATATTACTTGCATAGCCCCTCTTACATAATTATCAAAGCCTTTTAAAGCATTATATTCAGTTATATCTCCAGTTCTTCTTTGACTAAAAGAAGTCCATTTTTTGCCAGGTTTAAATTCATCTGTAATACCTGCTATGTTTGTAGGTAAACTTCCACTCTTAAAAGTCCAACCTAATTTTTCTGCAAATTTTCCAAGTATTGTTTTTCCATGTTCTTCGTTAAAGTGTGGAAAATAACCTTTCCTATAATCTATTTCTTTATAACCTTGTTCTTTTAAAACATCATTAACTCTTGTAAATAATTCATCATAAGTATTTCTAAATACTTCTACTGCTTTTTCAATTTTGCCTCTATCTAATTTGTTTTTTTGAATAAAATCATTTACTTGTTTTGCTCTTATTGTTGTTTGTGGATTATGTTTTAATTCTCCTAACATTTGTACAGCAGTTGATTCTTTATTAGATAACTTTAGATTTTTGATTTTTTCGTTGTATTTAGTTATTTGTTTTTCTATTTCGGCATTATGTTTTAATATAGGTTCAAAATATTCATTATATATTTCGTTACCAGTTTTGACCCCAGCTATATCTCTTAAATTTCTTTTCATTGTATTAAGTTTTTGATTAGCTAGTCCTTTATCCTTCCAATCAATAGTTTCTTCAGCATATTTTTTGGCTTGCTCCCTATATTGTTTTGTTTTTGCTTGTCTTTGATTAGGTAAAGCATAAGTCTTTTTATCTTCTTTATATTTTGCTTTGATTTCTTTCTCTGCTAGATTTCTTAATTCTTGATTTTTATAATCTTTAATGCTTTCATCTATATAATCAGTTATATCTTGTATATAATTATCATCTAGCCTATATGTTTCTGTATAAGAGTTATCCATATTAGCTACATCAATAATTCTTAATAATTGGTCTTCACCTGTTAATTCTGAATCAAAATAAGCAGGATAATCTGAAGCAAGTTCATCATAGAATGAATCTAATTCTATTCCTGTATTTCCTAATTTAATTTTTCCAAAATTAGATTGTCTTAAATTATTATAATCACCTATACCTTCTTTTATTTGTTCTGGTACTTTTATTTTTGTATTTCTTATTTGTTGTTGTATATCATTTAATGAATCATCTGCTATTATTTTTTCATTATGTTCACTAAATTTATCTTTTATAGAATTAAATAAATCTTTTTTGCTATATTCATTAAAATTCCTTCTATAAAAGTCTTGAATTACATCTTTTAAATCTGTTGTTTGACTATTGTTTAAATATAATTCTTTTGCCATATTTTTTGATAGTTTATTCAATGATGTTTTATCCATTGGGCTTTGTCTTACTTCTATTACATCAGGTATTCTTTCTTCTATAGTATTCTTTTCTTTTGGTGTATTTTTTTCATTTTGTTGCATACTATTTTGTGATGGTGCTATTTGACTTTTATTAGGTTTTGTGGTATCATTATTTATAGAAGCAGATGCCTCTAAAGTTGGAGTTATGCTGTTATTAACAGCGTTTCCAGCCGAGGTATCTGTTTTTTGTATTCTTTGAACTCTATAATGATTTTCTCCGTTATCTCTTGATACTACATCAAATTCAAGCAAATATGTTTCTCCATTTATTTTTAAACCATTTAAGTAATAGCTCCAAATATTATTATGTGAATGTGTAGATTGCATATTCTTTTTATTTTCTAAACCTTGTGAAGATAATGTTGCACTTTCTATAATATCACCTAAATCAGAAAATACTTGTAAATGTTCTTTAAGATATTTTATTTGATTTTCATTATATATATGTTTTATAGATTCTTTTATATCTGCATGTGACACCATTATTTCATTGCCATTATTATTAAACAAATTTTTATTATTATATCTATCAAAAATATTTTTAGCCAAATTAAAAACATTTATTTGATTTATATCTTTGACATCAACTTTCCCATCATAATTATTAATTTCACTATTCATCATTTCTTTTACATTGTTATACTTATTTAATAATTTTTCATTTATAGGAATATTTCCTTTTGTTTGTTTAAAATTTAAAGTATCATTTTGAACTTTAGCATATTGTCCTTGTGTTGGGTCAATCCAAGCTACATCATTTATTGATACTTCTTTAGAATAAACTTTACCATTCCCTGAATAACTTTCTGCTTCCATTTTTGATGGTGATACAAACACACCATTTTCTATTGGATAAGAGCTATAAACCATGATAGTTCCTTTTTTTATAGCATTTTCTATATCTTGTCTTGTCAAATCAGGATTAAATTCATCATACCCTTCATAATCACTATCATTTAATGTTTCTTCTAATGTTTTTATATCTTCTATAGTTCTAATTCCTGTATGATAATCATCTTGCATTGGATTAGAATCTTTTACTATGTCTAATTGTTTTTGCTTTATTGAATTATTTGAATTATTATTGACAATATAGTTAGAAACATCTAATTCATTTTTACCATCCAAACTTATTTTCAAATCCGCATTATCACTAAATAAATCATCTAAAACTAAATTTTCTGCTGGTATTTTAAATTCTAATTTTTCATTTCCTCTACCATTAGATTGTTGCGCATCTTTTGATGTACTAAAAAAGATATCTTTTTCTTTAGATATCATTTTCCCTGTTTCCTTTATTTTTTGTGCTGCTTCAGAAGTTGTTTGATGATATAAAGTTATATAACCATTGTCATCAACTTTAGCTCCTACTGATTTAACTTCATCTATTAAATCTTGAGCATTTAGTAATTTATCTCCAGATACTCTTTGCTCTAATTTTAAATTGTTATTATTTTGTTCTTTTATTTCTTGTTTGCTTTCTATATTTCCTTCTACTTTAGCACCTAATTTTTCAACTTGTTTGTACATGCTTTCTCTTAATTCTGATATTTCTTCTTGAGTAAATTCTACATCACTTTTTTTCACTACATCATTTAATATTTCATTCACTTTTTCTACAGGTATTGTTGGTTGTTTGTTAGGTTCTTCTTGCAATTCCTCTTGAACTTCTTGTTTTACCTCTTGTTCTACTTCCTGTGGTATAGAAATTCTTTCATCTGCAGTATATGTGTTTTGTTTCATTTCATTTAACACTTGTTTTTGTGTTTCTTTTTCTGTATTTGTTCTTTCTCTTAAATCGTTTGTTTCTATATTATCTGTCCTTAATTGTATTTCTTGATTTAATACACTTTTTGCTTGATTTAAAGTCATATTATTTTCTTCTGCATATGCTTTTAATATTTGATTTTTTTGTGTATTTGATAATACTGTATTTCCTCCATTTACTAATGCTGAAGTTATTGAAGCATATACAAAGGATTCTAACCAAGTATCAGTTTGAAGTGACAAGTTACCATTATAATCTTTATCTACAGCATGAACTATATTATTTCCTGTTGTATTTAAAATATCTGATATAATTTCTTCAAAACCTTCTCCTGAATTATCTAAAATATTCATAACAACTTTTCCTGTTTTAGTTCCAAAATATTTTTCTGTTTTACTTCCTACTTTTCCTACAAGTTTTTCTCCCCAACCTTGAGTTTTCATTCCAGGTATTTTATTAAAGAATTGTTCACTTATAGCTTCTGATAATCCACTAACAATTGCTGCTTCAGTAGCAGTTTTATCATTTGCACCATTTTGATAAGCATTACTTTTAGTATTACCATATGCACTAGAAAATGTTGTCAAAAATGAAGAAGCAGAACTTCCACCAGTTAGATAAGAAGCACCTACAAAAGCGCCTATATTTCCAACTCCTTGTGAAATACTATCTATTCCTTGCCCTGCAACTGAATTTTTATCTACTTTTTCTGTCCAACCTTTTGCAAAATTATCTTCTTCTTTTTCATTTTTACCAAATATTGCAGCAGTAGAATTGAATTTTGCATTATTTCTTATTGCTTTAGCTGCTGATTTTTTTCTAAACAAATCCATTAAATCTGCAGTTCCATATTGCAATGTATCAGATATTCCTTCTAATGTTCCTAAAAAGCCTTCTCCAACATTGGCACCAATATCTTGCGCAGTTGCTACAACTGTTTTAGTTATATCACCTACATCATATCCATCATCAAATGCTTCTGACCCTTTTAGAATCTTTTTATACCAAGGTGTTTGTTTCTGCGGAAAAACTTCATTGGTAATTGTAGTGTTAATATCCTGTGTGCTTTCTTGCTTTAATTTATTTATTTTATTTGCTACTTCATATCCTTGATAACCTGCTTTATTTAATCTTGAAGATATTTCTGCATATTTAGAACTTGCTGGTTTCCATTTACCATTTTCATAATCACTTGCTATTGTATATAATTCTTCATTTGTAAAACCTGTCTTTTTAGATACTTCCTTTAAATATTTTTCTAATTTTTGTGAACTTTGAGAACCTTTATATCCTTGTTGTCTTGCTTCTTTAATTTTCTTATCTTCTGCTGATTTAGTTGTCATTGTATTTATATTAGAAGTAATTCCAGTACCTAATTTTTCATATTTACCATTATTATTTAAAAAGTAACTACCATCTTTAGTATTTATATATATCTTTTTGTCTTTGTTTTGTGAATAATTATCATAATAATAATCCCCATAGGTTTTACCTGTATCCTGTAAATAACTTTTCCCACTTAAGTCTATTTTAGATGTTGATTGTTGATTTATATTTCCAGTTTTTTGTGAAATGCTGTTTTGTAATGAATCAGTTAATTTATTCTTTACACCTAAATTTATTATATTCCTATTTGTTATACTATCTGCTATAGGAATTTTTGGTGTGCCATCTAAATTGTATCTTTGTAGATGTGATTCTTTCATTCTGCTTCTACTGTTTGCAATTCCTGAAGATTTTTTTTCTAAATCATTATATCTCTCTATATTTCCATTTGCATCTATGCTACCTACTATGTTTAATTTAGTATTGGTATTTTTTTTGTTATCTTCATCTTTTATTTTTTGAATTTCACCATTTAATCCAATAATTCCAACTATTTTTTTCTTCTTTGCCATATTTTACCTCCTATTTATAAGGTAAATACTTATTTTCTCTACCTTCCCAATAGTATAATTTTCCATTAGCTTTCCACAACTGTTGTTGTACTTTTTGTGGGTTGCCATATCTATCAACTGTATGATGTATAATGTATTGTCCCGTTCCCTCTAATTTATAAGGTTTGCCTTTTATTAATATACCTTTTGGTTGATATCCATTACTAAAGTATCCAAAATTACCTACATTAGCAGCTTTTTTGCCTTGATAGTATGCAGTATTAACTTCATAGTTTTTTCCACTACCATCTGATGAATCCGAAGAATTGTAGCTTCTGCTACCTCCTCCTCCACCACCAGACATACTTGCTAGTTGTAGATTATATTCTTTTTGCCATTGTTCATCTGCTATTCTATCTCTTTCTTTTTGGTAAGCTAAATTAGTTTCATATTGTCTTACTTCTTCTTTTAGTTTGTTTTCTGTATTTATTTGAGATAATACATCTTGCCATTGTTGATGGTATCTATCTTCGTTTTCTTGTTGTTCATTTATTTGAGTTTCTAATAATGTATTTTTATATTGGAATCCTTGCAATGATAATTCTAATTGATTTTTAAGTGCATTATAAGCTATTTCAGCAAGTGCTGCATTATTTGTTAACATAGCTTCTTTTATTGAATTATCATAGTTTAATACTGCTCTATTATAACTATCTCTTGCAGTTGATATTCTATTTTGATAAGTATTGTACATACTTACTTGGCTTGATTCACTATATCCTGTTGTATTTAATCCTTGTGCTGCTATGCTTTCTGCATTTGCTCCGTATTGATTACTTTGTTTTTGCCAATCTACATATGCACCTGTTTGTTCTTTTAAATAATCTTTTCTTGTTTGGTCTTTCTGTTGATTTATTTTTTCTATTGCAAAATCAGTATTTGCCTGTTGTATTTCACTTTGTTTTTGTGCATAGTCATTAGCTGCATTTATTTGGTCTTGATAAAACTTATCACTTTGATTAATCATATTGTTATATGTATTATTTATTTGACTTAATGCATTTTGTTTAGCTGATTCCACACTTTTAAATCTTTCATCATTATAATTTATATCATAATTTGGTGTTGCCATATTTTCTCCTTCCTACCTCTTTACATATCCACCAACATAACTTTCTAATGTTAATGAATATAACTTTAAAGGTTTTGTTGTACTTAATTTTAATTGTATTGATTTCCATTTTTTCTTTTTTATTCTTGCTACTACATATTCTTTTGTAGTTGTATATGTATTAATTAATTCAAATTCTTTATTATCTACTTTTGTTGATACTTCAATCTCTGTTCCATCCATATCTATTACACAACCTCTCTTATTAGTTGTTTTTTGATATTGTGGATAGTTAAATTCATCTTCAGGTGTAGTCCAATAAGATTCTACTTCCCTATCGTCTTCTCTATTTGTTAATGTATATAGTTTTTTTCCTGAAGCTAAATAAAGAACTCCATCTTTTACTTGTGTGCATGTTATTGGTACTTCTTCATCATTATCTGTTAATTCCCAATAAAAAAACTCATATTCTTGATGAGTTTCATTTGTAAACATTTTTCTACTATCAGCTAGATATATTTTATTATCTATTATTATTAATAAATAACCTTCCCATTCTTCTAATATCATATTCTTATAGTTTTCTTCATTTAATAATTTACTATCAATCAAACTTGACCTATGAGCTAATATTTGTTCTGTTGTAACATCTCCATTTATTGCTTCCATTCCTCTATCACTAAAGAATACTATATCATCATTAAAATTTATTCCAGTTGCTATACAACCTGTTGATATACTAGAATGTGTACTTGGGTATATCTTCCCATAATCTGCATCAATTACAGGATTATGATAGAATACTGTAGTATTTGCTTGTGATGGTTCTTTAAATACCCATAAAGCATTATTGCCAGCTACCATACTTTTTATTGGAGCTAGATTTAATCCTTCATTATAATAATCTAAATCACTACAATACGAAGGATCGTTTAAACTACTATGCCATACTGTATTTGGATAATCTTGATTACCACTAAAAAATACTCTATTATCAAACACTTCCAATATTGTACATTTCTTAATTCTATCTGCATGTCCTGATGCAGTTTTTTTGTATTTTATTATTACATTATCTTGCCCATCTGTATATGGTTCTGATGGTGCAGTTGCAAATGTTATTGTTCCTGCTGTTATATCATATGTAAATTCTGTTAATGGTGTTAAATTAATTCCATTTACAGTTACTTGTGGTGATTCATTATCTATGTTTTTTGCATCTAAATAATATACTGTACTTTCTCCATCTCCTACAAAGCCATTCTTTCTATATGGTGATAACATATTTACATCTTCATATACACTACCACCACCTGCAGGTTTTCTTCCTATTGATGTTGTTGGTACATATCCTACTACTTCAGTACATGTTTCACCATCATATTTTAAATAATTAATTCCATCTTTTATATAAAATATATTACTATATATGAATGATTGACTTCTTGCTGGATTCATTCCTGAATATAATTCTGTTTTTACTCCATTTACCACTTTATATAATTTAGTGCCACAATGTACTATTTGCATTTCAGTAATTCCTACTTTATAAAAAAAATGCCCAAATATAGTATTGTCGTAAGTATCAACTAATTCTATATCAGGGCGAGTTTCTATACATTTACCTAAATTTGCTTTATAATCTTTCCACATATTTAAACTATCAGGGCTTCTTGTTAATGATACTTCTCTATTTGAAAAATCTACTCCTCTAAAATTAGTATAGTTTCTTGTTATTAATGTTCCTGGTACTTGTGCCATTAAATACCCTCTCCTATCTCAATAAATCCCATATTGTATCTAGGGTCTAATTGTTGTTTCATTGTTTCATATCTTTGTGAGTAAATATTTCCATAAGAGTTTGACACATCACTTTTTAATAAATCAGCAGCTATTCCATATGGCATTATTTCTAATATTTCTGCTGGTAATTCTAATTCTTGATTATCTGATGTTGTTGATGTTATTGATTCAGGATATTTATAATAATATATTGTTGCCGTTCCTACAAAATCTTCAGGAAATATTATTTCCTTACCTATAATATCAAAATTTGGTGTTCCTGTTATTTTAAATATTTGATACATTTCATCTGTCATAGTGTATATTTTGTTTTCTTCATCTATTTCTATTTCAGTTTTTGCAGGTAATTTTTTAATTCTAGTTAGTTCAAATTGTATTTGATTAACAACATCATTAATTTTTGATGCTATATCTGGGTCTTCTGTTAAATCAGAATTTCCTTCGCTTATTTCTTCAATTAATCTTAATGATTTTTGTTTAATTTCTTTTAAGGTCATATTATACCTCCTTGTCTAAATCTTTTATATTTTCTAATTCTTTAATAGCATCACTTATTGTCATAAATTCTTCTACAGGTTTTATATAACCTCTTCCTTTTTCTTCAAATATTAATATATCTCCCTCGTTTAAGTGTATTGTAGTATGATATTCACTTTCATATCCTTCTCCTACAACTTTCGTTATTGATTTTAATGTAAGATTTTCTATAGTTTGTTCTACATTATCATTTTTAAACTCTAACTTTGTATCTTTATCAACTTCTATTCCCACATGCATATCTATACTTGGTTTATTTATAAATTTTTTCATGTTTTCACTCCTTTAAGGTCGTAGGGAGTGGAGTTGCACCACTCTATACTGTTCCCACGATAAAAAGGGGATTTTTCCCCTATTATTATGCTGCTAAAGGTACTTTAACAACTTGAATACGAGCTTCATCAATTACTTTTGAACCAAATGTATCAAGTCCACGAATAATATCTTTGAATCTTTTTTCACTTCTTAAAGCTTCAACTTCATTGATTTGTCCTGCAAAAGCAATAGCTTTTTTACCACGAACATCACAATAAGCATATTTAGTAGTTCCTGTAGTATCTTTTGCCATATTGTTTGACATAATTACATCAAATCCATCATATACACCTACAATACCTTTTTTGATATATTCAGGGTTATTTGTAGATAATGTAATTAATTGATTTTTGAATAAGTTATATACATCTGGTGTTATTTCTATAACTCCTTCTTCATCAAAGTTTCTTTCTCTTAATGCTACGATAGCTGCATCTATAGCTGCCTTAACATTAGCTTCAGTTCTTCCTGCTGCAGTAGTTACATTTGCTGCAGTAGTTACACCTTTAATTAGGTTAGCAACATAAGTATCTCTTTTTACTGCTAATCCATGAACTGCTTTTTCACGATATCTTTCAGGTAATCCTGGTACTGATTGAGCTTTATTTACATCATCTACATAGAATGCGAAATAATTTGCTTGGTCTATTGTTAATGTTTGACCTCTATCAGTCATTTCTTCAATAGTTATATCAGTTGAACTATTATAAGTTCCGATTGTTGGTTCACCAACTCCTAATATTTTTACAGATTGTGCATATTTACAATCTCCTTCGTAGTCCCTTAAACAGTTATCTACTAATTTACATTTTAATTCAAGGTCATCTTGAATTTTTTTACTCCAAATTGTTTGAATAAAATTTGTTACTGCCATTATAATCATTCCTCTCTTTCATATAAAAATAGGAATATGATTATTACCATTTAGTCATTGAGTTCTCTACCGCTTTAAATAAAGCTGGGTTTCTATCAAAATCTTGCTTTGTAAATTTTAAAGCTTCATCTCTTGTATAGAATTCTTTAACTCCTTTATCATCTGCTTTGGTATTTTTCATGCTTCCTATTGTTTTAACCGATGGCTTCGGTTTAAATTTTAAATACATTTCATATTTGTCTTTCATAGACAATTCAGGGTTAAGTTTTTTAGAAAATTCTTTAAATTCAGTTGTATCTGCATCTTTTCCTAATCCTAATGCTGATAATTCATTTTCTTCTTCAATTTTCTTTCTTTCCCCTGCTAAAGTTGAGAATAATCTCTTTTCTCTTGGTGTCATATTATCAACACCTATTTCTGCTAATCTATCAACTTCTTCTACTATGTCATCATATCCACTATCAATGATTTCTCTAGCTTCTGCATCTGCTAATATTTCAGCTTCTCTTGGTGAAGGTTCATATTTAGGTATTTGTACACCTTTTTCTGTATAGAATGTCTTTAATTCATTTACTGCATCTTCAAAAGTATCTTTCTCTAATCCAGCTTTTAAAATGTTTTCAGCTTCTCCATACTTTCTTTCATATTCCCTTCTTATTTTTGCTTCTTTACGAGCAATTTTTTTAGCAAGTAAATCATCTAACTTTTGATTAAATTCTTCTTCAGTATAGATTTTCTCTTGCTCTTGTGGTTCTTCTACTGATTCTTCAGCATTTTCATTGACTTCCCCATTGTCATCAACAATTTCTTCTGCAGTTTGTTCTTCTGTATTTTCAGTAGTTTCTTCTCCTACTAGGTTTTCGTTTTCTTCAAACATAAATTTTCCTCCTATTTTTTCATTTGGGTTTGCTTCCCATAACACATCTTTTACGGACTTAAGTCTTGGTCCTCTATACCTTTTCTTTATTGTCTAAAGTAGTAAAAAGACATATAAAAAAGCCCTTATTGAGCTTCATTATTATTTGTTGCTTCAACTTCCTGTTGAGCTTGTAAATCATTTATTTGACTAGCTTGTGATTGTGCATCTCCACTTAAAAATTGATTTGCACCTTGTTGCATTAATTGTGCTTGTGCATTTATCATAGCTATTTTTTGTTGTTCTTCTTCTATTAATTTTATAGCTTCTTCCATTTTTGATTTTGGCATTACAGATTCATCATCAAGTAAAGATACATATATTTTTAATTCAGGAAGTTTCTGTGCATTAAACATTCCAGCTTTAAACATATTTTCTATACTTATTTCTTGAGCATATTTATCTAATTCTCCTCTTGGAGTTATATCAACTTTTACAGATGCTTGTAATTCTTTTAATGTTTCTTGAGGTATGTCTACTACTTGAATTACTTCTTCACCAGTATTTGGGTCTGTTATTGTTTCTTCAAGCTTTAGTCCATCAGAACTATAAACAATCATCATATCTAACCATATTTTAGCTAAATCTTCTATAAAGTTCTTATATGATTCTTTTTGTTCTGTCATTATACTTTGTGAAGCTCTTTGAACTGCTAAAATTGCTCTACCACTTGCGCTTTCAGGGTCTACTTCTCCTGTTGCAGATTCTCCTGCTCCTGATAAATCTCTTGACATTTGTATTAAATCATCTTGTAGTAATTTTACATCTGGTGACATTTGAGCTGGTGGCAATGTATTGATGATATTTTTTACATCTTCAACTTTCATTCCTCCACGAACTTTAATAACTCCACCAACTTGATTTAATGCTGTTGGATTTGCAACTTTATCTATATCAACTACTTTTTGTGGATATGCTTGATATTTAACTGTTAATACCCTTCTTACCTCTGTTCTATTTACTTCAATTTGATTAGGTGTTAAGAATCTTACTTCTCCTTCTCCACGAGCCGAACCTTCTTTTTCCTCCCAATTCATATGAGCTACAGGGTAATATGTTAATCCACTATCAGAATCTTCTTCTAAATCCACCCATCTTGTTGATTTAGAAAAATGAACTGTTCCGTTTTTCTTATACATTTTAGTAATTATTGTCACCATGTTATCTAACTCTAATTTTGCTGCTTCTCCTGATTCTTCAAAATTATCATTATCACCTATGATAAATTTAATTTTTTCTTCACTAATTCCTTCTTTACGAGCTATATTTCTTGCTATTGATACTGGTATTCTTTTTCTTATTAAAATGTAAGGTTGAGTTTGAATATCATCATCATTTTCATTTCCATAATAAATGTCATTCTTTTTAATTATTTCATTTAAAGGTAATTGATTATCTTCATCATAATTTACATAAATTATTCCTTCATCATTTATTGCTGAATCTTTTGTGATTCTTCTACCTTTAAAATCTAATTTATCTTTTTCCCATATTTTAGATGCTTTTTTATTTAACATCTCACATATTCTATCTGCTTGTTTTCTAAACTCTTTTTTTTCATAATTTTGACTAGAATATATAATTGCATATAAATTATCATGTATTACTGCTATTTTGTACTTTACTATAGGTTTTATAAAATTCTTTTGTACTGGTTCAACATCACCTAATTTAGCTTTTCCCCATTGATTACCGTTATACATACGATAATTTCTATCTGTATCTGTATATATTCCTGTTAGTCTATGATAATTTCTACCTTTTTCATATAGTACCCATGTTCCAGTTTCTTTTATTTGTTCTGTATCCATACATTACACCTCCTACATTGGTACATCTTCTTGTCCTGCATCTGTTCCATCATATCTTTCAATATTTTTTAATATTGTTTCTATTTTCTTTTTCTCTTTATCTTGTTCCTCTTTTTCTTGATGTTCTTTATAAATGTTAATAGGGTTTAGTTTAGATATACTAGGAGCTTTTATTTCTTCTCCTTTAACTACCTTTTGACCTACTCTAGCACCAATAAAAAAACATACTATACAAAGTATGCCTATAACTAATACTAATAATATTGTTTCCATTATTTATCACCCTTTTTAGGCTTTACTGCTTTTATTTTTATTTCTTTTGCATTTTTATCTTTCTCTAATTCTAAATTTTTTAAATATTCTCTTAATACTGCTTTTTTCATTTATATCCCTCCTAAATTATTGTAATTGTTTCTCCATAATCATATTGAACTTCGTTTTGTTTTTCAATATTAAAATGGTGTTCTTGATTTATTATTACTGGTTCATTATCAAATACCACTTGATTTCTTATCTCATATGCTATTGCTAATCCCATCATTTCATCATCATGACCACCTACTGGTGCTTCTATTCTACCTTTTTCATTTCTTATTATAGTTAATAGTTCTTCTAATGTATCTTTATCATTTATCAAATCAGTATGTTCTCTTACTATCTCTATTAATGTTGATAGTATTGTAGGTCTTGTTATAGATGTTGTCTTAAATCCAAATCTCTTTTCAGTTTTACCTGTATATTCATCTATCTTTTCCCTTACATATTGATTGTTATATCCTAATCTTGTTAATTCTCTTATAGGGAATGAATCAAAATTAGCTTCTATTCCTATTAATGCTTCATCTTTTGTACCATATTTATTTGGTGTTGAGTAATACTTGCCTAGACAATACATCTGTTTCACATACTGGTCTGCATCAAATTGATGTTTTAATCTTGCTACTTGTTTTCCTGTTTTAGCATCTAACACATGACCTGTAAAATAATCAGAGCCATCTCCTGCAGTATCTCCACCTATACAATATTTTGTTATCTTTGGTGAATTAGGTAGTTCATATATGTATATATATCCATTTTTATCATTTATCCATCTTATATTAGTTATCTTATTTCCATCATAGTCATATGTAAAATAACCTATCTTTAATGGTTTTGGTATTTTATTTAATCTTTCATTTATCTTTCTAGCATCAAATACTGTCTTTCCCAATACTCCCCATTGTCCTAAACAATATACATTGTAATAGTATTCATCTGATTCTTTATAACTTTCTAGTAAGTTCTTATAATCTTCATCTAGAAAATCATTATCTAGGTATGTACTATGTACTATACATACATTATCTTGTGTATTATCAAAAAATCTTTTCTTTAACCAATGATTAATATCTATTGGGTTGAAACTTAACATTATTTGTTTTTTTGTTCCTTTACCTCTTAAACGAACATCTAGCTGATTAAAATCACTTTCTTGTATTTCACTTGCTTCTTCTATCCATATATCTGTTAATTCACCTTTAGTAAATGTTATTGACTTTAGCTTTTCAACATCATCTAGTCCTGCAAATATTATCTCATTATTGTTTATTAAACACTTTATTCTTAAATCACTTTCATTTGTCTTAAAATATTTACTTAACTTCCACTTTATTATTATTTGTTTTAATAGTGCATATGTTGAATCTCTATTACTCTTTCCTGTATTTCTTACTACAAGTAAATTAAACTTTTTTCTTGATAACATATGATAAATAATAAACTGTGCTAGTGTATAACTCTTTCCACTTCCTGCACCACCATAAAATACTAAATATCTATGTTCATCATTTATATATGGTAAGAACTTTTTATTAAATACTTTACTTGATATTTTTATATTTATATTTTTCATTCTTCATCATCTATCTGTATATTTATATTTACTGTATTATCTACTTCTGCTTCTATCTTTGTGATATATTCTCCACTCATTTTATTTAATATATCTATTGATTTTAGTTTATCTGATATATATCCTTCTTCTCCATTTATTAAATTAGTTAACCACTTCATTCTATCTTTAGCAGACATTATTGATTTATCTTCTAATTCTTCTAATAGTTCTTCATACCTTGTATGAACCTTGCTATCATTAAACAATCTTGAAGCTGCTTCATCTATTGT